GGCCCGTAATGGCGGGTCCTCGTTCCTCACCACTGTAGGACAGCTCGGCGCTCTGAAGGCCCACATGGACCTGACCGGCCTCTCCAATGAGGCACAGGTACACACGGTTCGATGTTGGCCCTCGGCCCTGGACGCCGCGTTCACCTACGACCAAACCATCCCGCATCAAGGATAACCCAGCATGGCGAAGAATCCCCAGATTCGCTCCCCCCAAGGCACGGCCATCTTCCCGCACCTCAACTCCCCCGACACCAAGTTCAACCCCGAGGGCGACTACAAGGTGGACCTCCGGGTCTCCGAGGCCGACGCCCAGGAGCTTATGGACAAGCTCAACGAGATCGTGGAGCCGTTCTACGAGGAGACCAAGGCCAGCCTGAAGACCAAGAAGAAGCGCGAGGCCCTGAAGATGAGCGTCCCCTTCTGGGAAGAAGAGGACGAAGAGGGTGAGCCTACCGGCAACGTGATCTTCCGTTTCAAGAGCAAGGCCGTTGGCAAGAACAATAAGACCGGCGAGACCTGGAAGAATCAGGTGGCGCTGTTCGACGGTAAGGGCAAGCCGACCAAGGTGAAGGTGGGGGGTGGCAGCACCATCAAGGTGGCCGCCGAGGTGGTGCCCTTCCACATGGCCTCGAACGACGCTGCCGGCGTGACCCTGCGGCTGAAGGCCGTCCAGGTGATCGAGCTGTCGGAGTTCGGCTCCCGCTCCGCCGACAGCTACGGCTTTGGCGCGGAAGACGGTGGCTTCGAGGACGATGGCTCCTACGAGGACGCCGAGTTCGATACCCAGCACCCCGACACCGAGGGCACCGATGCCGACCCCGACCCCGAAGACGAGGAAAAGGAGGACTTCTAAGAAGCCTCTCTCCCAGGCCGAGGTGGGCAAGAAGTACGGGTTTCGGAGCGGACTGGAAGAGGTGGTTGCCAAGCAGCTATCCGCCGGGGGTGTGTCCTTCGAGTACGAGGAGCACACCATCCGCTACACCAAGCCGGCCAAACCATCCCGCTACACCCCAGACTTCATCCTTCCCAACGGCATCATCATCGAAACCAAGGGCCGGTTCGTAACCAGCGACCGGCAAAAACACCTCTATATCCAAGAGGAACACCCCTCCCTGGACATCCGGTTCGTTTTCTCTAACAGCCGGACCCGGATTAACAAGCGGTCCAAGACCACCTACGCAATGTGGTGTGAGAAGCACGGCTTCCTCTATGCGGACTGCACTATTCCCCAGGAGTGGATTGACGAACCGGAAAAGGCATACCGACCGTGGGAACTCTGACCCGAGAAGAGACCAACTACATCGTTGTCCATTGCTCGGCAACCACCGAGGACATGGACATCGGAGCCAAGGAGATCGACCGCTGGCACCGGCAGAAGGGCTGGCGGAAGATCGGCTACCACTTCGTCATCCGCCGCGACGGAATCATCGAGACCGGGCGTGACATCAACGTCGCCGGGGCCCATGCCTACGGCTACAACGGCGAGAGCGTCAGCGTGTGCCTGATCGGCGGCGTGGATGACGAGGGCCGGGCGACGGCGAACTACACCCCCGAGCAATGGGCTGGCCTCCGCCGGGCCCTGACCGGCCTCTCCTTCGCCTACCCCGAAGCAGCCATCGTGGGCCACCGCGACCTATCCCCGGATTCCGATGGGGACGGCGTGGTGGAGCGCCATGAGTGGACCAAGGAGTGCCCCTGCTTCGAGGTGGGGGGCTTCCTGGCCCAGCAGGTGGGCCTACAGCTAGGACTCAATTAGTCCAGCATGTCGGACGATTAGGTCCCCCTTGAGAACGACCGAACCACTAGCCCCTGGGCATGAGCCTGGGGGCTTTTTATTTCTAGCGCCCCAGCGCACTCACACAGATGAGCAACAGAACATGATCGACACCGTTTTCAAGGCCAGTAACAACGCCAAGGCCCGTATCGGCTCCCACCCGTTGGTACGCAGCACAGTCCGACTGGGCATCTCCGCCTCATTCTCCTGGAACCCCAAGGCTCTCCGCGAGCTGGCCGCCAAGCTGCGGCAGGTGGCCGACGAGCTGGAGCCCGAGAGCCGCCCGGCCCCGGTCCTGTGCGACCAAGCCCGGACGATCCTCAAGCACCTCCAGGACGAGGGCACCATCACTGTCGTAGAGGCCAGCGCCGTCTACAAGGTTCGCTCCCTCCCCCGCCGCATCGCGGACCTGCGAGAGAACGACTACCTCATCACCACCTCCATGAGGAAGGACCCCACCGGCCAGCGGTACGCCCGGTACTACTACCAGGGACACGCCGATGACCGGCAGGGCTCCAAGGGCCACGAGGCTGCCTAGCCATGAGTGAGGCTGAGTTCCTGCACCACGAACCCTGCCCGGAGTGTCCCTCTACCGATGCCTTCGCCCGCTACAGCGACGGCCACGGCTACTGCTTCGCCTGTGAACACTACGAGCCAGGGGAGGGGGACTCTCCTGGCCGTACCAAGAGGAAAAAACCAGTGGATTTCAACCCCATCGAGGGCGAGATCAAGGAGCTGCGGAAGCGAAAGATCGACGAGGAGACCTGCCGCAAGTTCGGCTACCGGGTTGGCAAGTATCGGGGCCGGAACGTCCAGATCGCAGACTACCGCACCCCGGACGGCTCCCAGCTAGCCGCCCAGAAGGTCCGCTACCCGGACAAGGAAATGTGGGTGAACGGTTCCATGAAGGAGGCCGGCCTGTTCGGGCAGCACCTCTGGGGTCAGGGCGGCAAGATGGTGGTGGTGACGGAAGGGGAGATTGACGCCCTAACCGTGTCCCAGCTCCAGTCGAACAAATGGCCCGTGGTCTCCGTGCCCAACGGAGCCCAGGGTGCCCGAAAAGCCGTCCAAAAGAACCTGGAGTGGCTGGAGTCCTTCGGGGCCGTCATCTTCATGTTCGACAGCGACGAGCCCGGCCAGGAAGCCGCCGAAGAGTGCGCCGCCGTCCTCACCCCCGGTAAGGCCAAGATCGCCCACCTCCCCCTTAAAGACCCCAACGACATGCTTAAGCAGGGCAAGGGTGGCGAGGTGATCTCCGCCATGTGGAACGCCACCCCCTACCGACCGGACGGGCTGGTCTCCATAGACGACATCATGTCCGAGGTGACCCAGCCGGTGGAGTGGGGCAAGCCGTGGTGTTTCGACAAGCTCACCCAGCTCACCTATGGCCGCCGCCCCGGCGAAGTCTACGCCATCGGGGCCGGCACCGGCATCGGCAAGACCGACTTCATGACCCAACAGGCCGCCTACGATGTCCTCGAACTCGGGGAGTCGGTGGGCATGGTCTATCTGGAAGCCAAGCCCACGGACACCGCCAAGCGCGTGGCCGGCAAGGTGGCCGGCAAGCAGTTCCACATCCCGGACGGAGAGTGGACGGAGGCCGAGCTACTGGAAGCCCTGGATTCTCTGGAAGGCAAGGTCACGTTCTACGACAGCTTTGGCGAGACCGAGTGGGACATCGTGAAGGGCAAGCTCCGCTACATGGCCCACCAGGGAATCCAGCACGTCTATGTGGACCACCTCACGGCCATGGCGGATACCGCCGACGAGAAGGCCAGCCTGGAGCAGACCATGAAGGAAATGTCTGGGCTGGCGAACGAACTGGACTTGATCGTCCACTTCGTCTCTCACCTCGCCACCCCCGAGGGAAAGCCTCATGAGGAGGGGGGCCGGGTGATGATCCGACACTTCAAGGGGTCGAGGGCCATTGGCTTCTGGAGCCACTTCATGTTCGGCCTGGAGCGCAACCAACAGGCCGATGATCCCGGAGAGCGGCAGACCACCACGTTCCGCTGCCTGAAGGACCGCTACACCGGGCAGAGCACCGGACAGACCTTCCCCCTGGGCTACGAGCACGGCCTCTTAGTGGAGAAGACCCACAAGGAAGATTCCCCATTCGACAACGAGGAGGAGGAGGAGGATGACTTGCTCTTCTGACCCCACCCCCTCCGGCCTCATCTTCGACCTGGAGAGCGACGGCCTCCTCCCCGAGCTGACCAAGATTCACTGTATCTGGGTAGCCGACACCGAGACCGGCCAGTTCCACAACTACACCGACAACAAGCACGAGGAGAAGGACGGGGACATCCAGGATGCCCTAACCCTACTATCTAGTGCCTCCTCTCTTATAGGGCACAACATACAGGGGTTCGACATCCCTGCCATCCAGAAGGTCTACCCCGAGTGGACCTTCAGCGGGGAAGTCCACGACACCCTGATCTACACCCGGCTCCTGTGGCCGGAGATCAAGAAGAGCGACTTTGCGCGGGCCAACAAGGGCAAGCTGCCCAAGAACATGATTGGCCGGCAATCCCTGGAGTCCTGGGGCTACCGCCTGGGCATCCACAAGGGGGACTTCGAGGGCCCCTGGGATACCTGGACCGAGGAAATGCACGACTACTGCGGCCAGGACGTGAACGTGAACCTGCGCCTGTGGGAGGTCATCCAGCAGAAGGTCCAGCGGGAGCGGGTCTCCATCGACGCCGTGCGGATGGAGCACATCGTCCAGCAGATCATTGACCGCCAGCACCGGCACGGCTTCCGCTTTGACGTGGGGGCCGCCGGTGACCTGTACGGGGTATTGGTCCAGGAGCGACAGGAGATCACCGAGCAGCTCCAGGCCGAGTTCCCCGGCTGGTGGAGCCCCAACGGCAGCACCACCCCCAAGCGGTCCATCCACTACAAGGACCGGCAGCGGGGAGACCTGACCGAGGGGGCCACCTACACGAAGATCAAGTGGACCTACTTCAAGCCCAGCAGCCGCCCGCACATCGCCAAGGTGCTCATGGACAACTACGGGTGGCAGCCCGAGGAGTTCACTGAGCAAGGTGAGATCAAGGTGGACGAGACCGTCTTAGAGGGCCTCGACTACCCGCCCATCCCCCAGTTCAAGCGGTTCCTCCTGCTGAATAAGCGGGTAGGGCAGATCGCGGATGGGCAACAAGCGTGGCTGAAGAAGGAGACCAACGGGCGCATCCATGGCCGAGTGAACCCCATCGGGGCCGTCACCCGGCGGATGACCCACTCCGATCCCAACCTCGCCCAGGTGCCGGCCGCCTATTCGGTCTACGGACATGAGTGCCGGTCCCTGTTCACGGTGGGGAAAGGTCACGTCCAGGTGGGCTGTGACGCCTCCGCATTGGAGCTGTGCTGCTTGGCTGGGTACATGGCCCGCTACGATGGCGGGACCTATGTGGAGGCCGTGTGGGAAGGCGACAAGGCCGAAGGCACCGACATCCACTCGATGAACGCCCGCGCCCTTGGCCTGGACCCGACGAAGAAGTACAGCATCAACGGCAAGCAGGAGTCGGGTCGGGACATCGCTAAGACGTGGTTCTATGCCTACATCTACGGTGCCGGCGACGAGA